GAATACACACTCACCAAGCGCCGCTTCAAATACCGCGACATCTACGTCGTGAAGGCCGCCGATGGTGCCAAAGGCGAAATCGAAGACATGGGCAATGGCTACCGCTCTGTGTTTGGCAGCATGGTTGGCAGCAAGCTCCGCCCGCTTGATGAAGCTGTGGCCGAGGTTCTGCGGTGCAGCCGCGAAGCCAGAGCGCGCATCTGCTTCGCATGACCCACCCAACCAATAGCAAACAGGAGACCACCATGACCAACTACCAGACCCCGACCGCCGAGACCTACGAAAACCTCGACAAGGCTTTCAACCACTTCAACAACACGCTGTTCGACAACCGCCTGCCGTCGGTCTTGTTCACGCTGACCCGCAAGCGTGGCGCGCACGGCTACTTCTGGGCGGAGCAGTTTAAGCACCGCGACGACGGCGACCGCACGCATGAGATCGCCCTGAACCCAGAGAGCATGGAGCGCACGCTGGACGCCGTCCTGTCCACGCTGGTGCATGAGATGACCCACCTCGAACAGGAAGAGTACGGCCAGCCCGGCAAGAGCGGCTTCCACAACATGGAGTGGGTCGGCCTGATGGAGCGTGTGGGACTGATCCCGAGCGACAACGGCCAGCCCGGCGGCAGCAAGACTGGCCGCAAGATGACGCACTACGTCGAAGAGGGTGGCCGCTTCTACCACGCCATGAGCGCCCTGCTGGCCGACGGCTTCACACTCCCCTACTTCACGCAGCCCAAGGCGGCCGCCGAGAGGAAGAAGGACATGAGCAAGGTCAAGTTCACCTGCCCGTGCTGCAACGACAAGGCGTGGGCCAAGTCAACCATGCGGCTGGTTTGCGGCGAGTGCAATGAAGAGATGCAGGGGGAGGTGTGAGATGATGACGATGACAGCGCAGGTCTACGTGGACGGAGAGGGTGGCCTCCACCCGAACAACATTGAGGTCTTCCTGCACGACAGAGGCTTCACCATCAGTCAGGGCGAAACCTTGGAGGAACAAGAGAGCGTCTGGGTGAAGAGCGAGGTGCAGGCCATCGACCTGATAATGGCCATCCGGGCGATGTGCGCGGCCCACGGGTGGGAGGTTTAAGCGGCCACCGATCCCACCCCACCTCGCATTCACAGGTGGGGAAAAGGTGGGGACAGGTGGGGTAAAACATCCTTCCCCACCACCACCTCCCCCTAAAGGGGGTGGGTGGTGGTGGGGTGGTAGGTTTTGTTAACGCGTGGGTGGGGTGTTAAGTGGGGTGAACTGAAAGGGAGCATGTCGATGGCACAGAGACCGAGACGCCAAAAAAAAGAAGACCGGGTTTTGCACAAGGGTGCGACGGCGGATGAGATCAGGTGCGACCTGTCGCTGGCACCACTGGAAGCGGCGACGGCAAAGGCCGACAAGGTGTGGGGCGTGGACCGCTTACCCGAGCTGGTCTCGGTCGAGAGCGCGGCGAAGTGGGGCAAGGCGATGGCTGGCCTGAATGGGGCGCTGGATGCCAAGGATCCAGACAAGGTCAAGTTCTGGGTGGAGGTGTGCTTGCGCGGCTTGCAGGCGATGGACGCCGAGGCGACGGCGGCTGGCGTGCCTGTCGCGGACCCGATGATCTGGGAGTACGAATATGAGGGCACGGTGTTTGGCATCATTGCGGATGGGCGAGAGTGGCCAGCCGCGTATGCCAAGCGGCCCGGCATCGCGATCCACAGCATGCGGGAGGTGGCGGTGGCATTGCATGAGCATCGCAACGGATTGGTCAACGCGGTGAAGCTCGCGTTTCCCGGGGCCGAGGTGAAGCGTGTACGCAGCAAGCCCGAGGATCTGGATGATGACCTGAGCTTCATGGAGGACTTCTGATGGCGGAGACTTACAACATCACGGGCGAGCCGAAGTCAGATGCCCTGTTCATCGCGCTGGAGGGCTGCCAGAAGGGGGATCGCGTGATTTACCATGTCGGGCCTCACTGCGGCGGAGTTCATCGTTTCTCGGCCCTCTCCGCGAGCGATAGGGGCATGTGCTTGCTCTTCTGCAAGCGGGTGGGTGAGGGGATGTTTGCGTATCTGGCGGTGAAGAAGACGTGAGGGTGGCGATGGGTGAGATTGGGGTTAAAGGCCTGCACAGCACACGCCGCCTCGCGTGCGCGCGGCAGGGCGCGGGTTGGCAGTCCTGATGCAAAGTACGATGCACTCATCTGGACTTATCTGCCCGATATCGGACGGCATATTATGCCGGATAACAGCGCAAATCAGCTAACCTATTGATAACATTGATGCCGACACATGACATACCACCTATTACGCGATTGAAGCGTTATATGGTCAGCCTGCTGGGGCTGGGATCGGTCGGCGAGGCCCCCCCCGGTCTAGGGGGTTAACCCGGGGGCGGCTGCTTATGCAGCCCCGCACACATCTGCCCACCCTAGAAAAATTTCCAGCAAACCCACAGGAAACCCATTGTCCATATAACGCAAACATGCGATATAACGCGTCATAGAGAGGGAGACGCACCGCCATGACTAACTGTAAAAACCATCCCGAAAGGCCAGCCAAGGTTCGCGGCATGTGCCAAGCGTGCTACATGCGGGAGCGCCGCGCTGGCCAGAAGCAGCCGGGGGATTACATCCACGCCAGAACGCCGACTGGCGCGACGGTGGCAAAAATTTTAAAATTTTGGGACGCGGACCTTAACGACAAGTTCCGCGCCAAGATCGACGCCAGCGGTGGCCCGGACGCGTGCCACGTTTGGCTGGGGACGAAGACCAACGGCGGGTACGGCATCAGCACGATGGCCGCAGTCAACCTTCTGGCCCACCGTTTGTCGCACGCGCTGGCCACGGGCGAGACGGATCACCAAGTCGTGATGCACCTCTGCGACAACCCGGCCTGCGTGAACCCGAAGCACCTGCGCGGCGGCACCCAGCTTGAGAATATCCGAGACGCTAAGGGGAAGGGCCGCATGGCCAAGGGGGATCGCCTCGGTCGGCACTTGCTGGACCGCGAGACGCACCCGAGGAACAAGCCCGTGAACACACCGCTCGGCGTGTTCCCCAGCGCGAGTTTGGCGGCCGTGGCCGTCGGCAAGACGCCACGCACCGTCGCCCGGTATTGCCAGATCGCCAAGGACGGCTGGTCGTACCGAGATTGATTTGACAGAGACACGCGGCTAAGGTCTCCGATAGGGGCCGAGGAGGGCACGATGGCAGGCAAAGCGTTACGCAAGAAGCTGCTCGCAGAGATCGACACGCGCGGCGGCCCGGAGTGGCTGCAGGATTACATCGCCGAGGGCGGCAAGATATCCGATCTGGCGACGGAGTTGGGCTGCAGCAGGTCATACCTGAGCCGACACCTGAACGCGCATCCAGACTACAAGGTCGTCATTGTCGAGGCGCGCAGCGAGTACGCCGACAAGCTGGCCGACGAGGCGTTGGACATCGCCGACGGCATGGCCGAGATCGGCAACATCACGCGGGAGCAGGTGGCGGTGGCCAAGGAGCGCATCGACGTCCGCAAGTGGCTGGCGGCCATTAACGATCCCGGCCGCTTCCGGCAGAACAACGGCGGCCCGACGGTGAACATCAACGTCAACCAGTTGCACCTTGAGGCGCTGAAGAAGCACCGCGACGGCGGCATCACGATTGAGGGGAGCGTCGTCGATGGCGAGTGATAACTTGGCCGCCTTCCCGTCGCCGGATGATATGACGACGCCGGATCTGGCGTTGATAGAGGCTCGGGAGCGCGGGCTGACGTCCGTGTTCATTCTGGGGTACACGCCCGAGGGCACGCTGTATGTTCGCAGTTCCGGGGACATGACACGCAGAGAGGCGCTGTGGATGATAGAGAACGCGAAGGCGCAGATATTGTTTGGTGAAGACGAGTGAGCGCGCAGAACCCCTTCGAGGAAATGATTGTAAGGTACGGGACAACCGAGGACGGGCCGGGGTTGTTCGTGCGCGAGATCCTCGGCGCGGAGCCGGAGCCGTATCAAGATGATCTCCTGAGAGCCGTCGGCCGTGGAGAGCGCAAGATCTCGGTCAGGTCGGGCCACGGCACGGGCAAGTCAACGTCGCTGAGTTGGTCGATGCTCTGGTTCGTGTTGTTTAGGTTCCCGAACAAGGTCGTGGTGACGGCACCCACGACGGCCCAGTTGTACGACGCCCTGTTCGCCGAATTGAAACGCTGGATCAACGAGCTTCCCGAGGCGCTGAAGGTGCTTTTGGAGACGAAGACCGACCGCGTGGAGTTGATCGCGGCGGCCAGCGAGGCGTTTATCTCGGCACGCACCAGCCGAGCCGAGCAGCCCGAGGCGCTGGCAGGCGTCCACAGCGACAACGTCATGCTGGTGGTGGACGAGGCGTCAGGCGTGCCCGAGCAGGTCTTCGAGGCTGCCAGCGGATCGATGTCGGGCCACAGCGCGGTGACGATTTTGGCCGGGAACCCGACGCGGACGAGCGGCACGTTCTTCGAGACGCACAATCGTCTGGCCCAGCACTGGCTGACGCTGCACTGGTCCTGCATCGACAGCAAGCGCGTGTCCAAAGAGTTTGTGGAGGAGATGAAGACCCGCTACGGGGAGGACAGCAACGCCTACAGGATCCGCGTGCTGGGCGAGTTCCCGCTGGGTGACGACGACACGATCATCCCCCTGCATTTGGCCGAAGCCGCCGTGGAGCGGGACGTCGTCGTGTCGTCCAACATCCGCCCGGTGTGGTCGCTGGACGTCGCCCGCTTCGGCAGCGACAGGACGGTCTTGGTGCGCCGCACTGGCAACGTCATAACCGATATCGAAGCGTGGCAGGGGCTGGATCTCATGGCCACGACGGGCCGCGTGAAGGCGTACTACGACGCCCTGATGCCCAACCAGCGGCCCGTGGAGATCTTGGTGGACAGCATCGGCCTCGGGTCGGGTGTGGTTGACCGCATGCGCGAGTTGGGCATGCCCGTGCGCGGGATCAACGTCTCGGAGGCTCCCGCCTTCGGCAGCACATACACCAACCTTCGCACGGAGTTGATTTTTAGGGTGCGTGGGTGGCTGGAGCAGCGCACGGCCAGACTTCCGAAAAATCCGGCGCTTTTATCGGAATTGACGTCAATCAGGTACAGCTTCGGATCGACGGGCAAGGTGAAGGCCGAGAGCAAGGACGACATGCGTCGCCGTGGGCTACGGTCTCCCGACTTGGCCGACGCGGTGTTTCTCAGTTTCGCCGGGGACGCCGCGACGGCCTTGGGCACGCCGACGGGCAACTGGAGCCAGCCGATCCGGCGCAGGCTGAAGGGCGTGGCGTGATATAGCCAAAGGCGCGTCGATCTGGTAGCATGCCGCGAAACGCGGAGGCGAGCATGCAGGATAAACGCTTTTTGGGCCTGATGGACATGATCGACGGCGGCGGCATGGGCCGAGCCGGGTCGGAGTTCGAGGGCGGCCCGTTTTCGGGATTGCTGAACGCTCTGGGCATCCGCCCGCAGGGGTACGC